CGACGAGACGGGCGAGCCGGTCGACGTCGAGACGTTCGGCCCGCGTCTCCGCGAGATGGCCGCCCGTCTCGGCGTCCGCTCGGTCTGGTTCGATCCGTGGACCGACGCCGACCTCGCCCGCTACCTCCGCAACGCCAAGCCGCTCCAGGGTCGCGACTACGGCCAGGCGTCGAACAAGTTCGCCCAGCTCGTCGAGGCCGGCCACCTGCGCTGGCAGCGGGCCGACGCGGTCGGCAGCGACCTGCCGTGGACCCGCCGCGACAAGTCTCACGACGGCGGCACCTGGCAGGCCGTCAAGGCCAGCGACGACCATCCCGCCACCGCCGCCCTGGCCGCCGTCCGGGCGGTCTGGCTGGCATCCGGTCCGCGCCCAGTCACGCCGAAGGTGATGTAATGCTCGACACGCTCAAGCGATTCCTGGCGATCGAGCCGCTCCACGAGCGGGCCGTCCTGGCGGCCAGCTTCTACGACCCCCTGCCGCCGCTGGCGACGCAGCTCGCCAATATCCGCGACTACGACCGCCACCGCCGGATCAGCGTCGGCGAAGCCCTGAGCGTGCCGGCCATCGAGGGCGCCGTGACCCTCATCAGCCACACCGTCGGCTCACTCTCGATGCAGGGCTGGTTCAACGGCGTCCCGATGGACGACACGCCGACGGTCCTGGGCCGGCCGGATCCGTACGAGACGCCGGTCGACTACTACTCGGCGGTCGCCTACGGCCTGGCCGCCTACGGCGAGGCGGTCGGCTGGATCGCCAAGCGCGACAGCCTCGGCTATCCCCTCGCCCTCGTCAACGTCCCGCCGGTCGAGCTGACCGTCGAGCAGAACCCCCGCAACCGCCTCCACCCGGTCTACACCTGGGGCCGCACGAAGGGCACCCGCTACAGCCTCGCCAGTCGTGACGGCGACTTCGTCCACGTCACCTATCACCGCGAGGCCAACGCCCTCCGTGGCGTGGGTCCGTTGCAGATGTGCGGCGCCGCGGTCTCGGTCGCGGTCGAGGCCCAGCTCTGGGCCAGCAACTTCTTCGCCGGTGGCGGGGTCCCGCCGCTGGTCATCAAGTCGGCGGTCGAGCTCGACGGGTCCACCGGTGACGACGGCCTGACCGAGGCCGGCAGGCTCAAGGCCGGCTGGCTGGCCGGCGACAACAACGTGCCCAAGGTCATCGACCCGGGCATCGACGAGATCCAGCAGCTCGACTACAACCCCCAGGGCGCCCAGATGCTCGACGCCCGCCAGGCCAACAACGGCGACGTGGCCCGGATGTTCCGCATCCCGGGCGCCCTCCTCGAGTTCAACAGCCCCGGCTCCAGCCTGACATACCAGAACGTCGCCGACGTCTGGGTCCAGTTCCTGCGCGGCTGTCTCCAGCCGTCGTACCTCGAGAAGATCGAGGCCCACATGAGCGACCTCCTGCCGCGATCCCAGGCCGCCCGGTTCAACACCAAGAACCTCTTGAGAGCCGACATCAAGACCCGCTTCGATTCGTACAACCTGGGCATCCCTCTCGGTGTCATGACCGTCGAGGAGGCCCGCGTCGAGGAGGGCTACGACCCCGGCGACATCGAGCGGATGCCGGTCGCCCCCAGCCCGCCGATCGCGGTCCCGGCCGACATCGCCAACAGCGACAGCCTGCAATCCCGATCGCAGTCCCTACGCTGCGACGGCCAGCGGGTGCTGCGCGGTGTACTCCGGCCGTGCAACGCCCTGCTGGCCGAGACCGGCGTCTTCACCGGCGTCTGCCGCCGCTGCGGCAAGGAGTACTCGGGGGCCTACGCCACGGCTGCCGTCGCCGAGCGATCGGCCCCGCCCGACATCGTCCTCACCGCCACCGTCGTCCCGCCGCCGCCACCCGATCCGCAGGCCGAGATGCTCCGCGCCCTCAGCGAGGCGGTGGCGACCCTCGCCGCCCGCCCCGAGCCGCAGCCGCCGGTCATCAACGTCGACGTCCAGCCTGCCCAGGTCCGCAACGAGTTCACCATGCCGGCGCCCGACCGGACACCGAGTGTCAAGCGCATCCGCCGCGATGAGCAGGGCCTCATCAGCATCATCGAGGAAGGGGTGGCCTGATGGCTGACACGACCCGGATCAGCAACGCCACCGCCTCGGCTGAGGCCGACGCTCTCGCCCGTCTCCTCGACAACGGCTGGCTCCGCATCTACGACTCGACCGGCGGCACCGGCCAGCCCGCCACCGTCGACACCGCCATCAGCTCGCAGGTCATCCTCGCCGAGCTGCGCTTCGCGGCGACGTCGGCACCGGCTGCCAGCAACGGCGTCATCACGTTCTCCGCGCTGACCGCCGACAGCTCGGCCAACGCGACCGGCACCGCGTCGTGGTTCCGGACGTTCAAGAGCGACGGCACGACCGCCGTCTGGGACGGCTCGGTGTCCACCGCCTCGGCCACGATCAACCTCAACACGACGAGCATCGTGTCGGGTGCCGCCGTGTCGGTGACTGCCCTGACCTTCACCGTGCAGAAGGGCTGACGTGGCCTTCGCATTAGTCGGGGTCGCGGGCGCACCCGTCCAGGGTGCGGTCAACACTGCCGTTACGCCCGCCTACGGCCAGACGCCGACGGCGGGCAACCGACTGATCCTGTTCGTCTCGATCACCGGCTCGGTCACGCAGGCCGGCGGCTTCGGGACCGGCTGGGTCACGTGGGCCACCTCCTCGGGCAATAGCACAAGCGTCAGCATCGCCACCAAGATCGCAGTCGGTGGCGATGCCGCGCCGACCGTCGCCGCCGACACGACGGGGGTGATCTCGGCCCACCTCGAAGAGTGGTCGGGCGGCGAGGCCACGAATACCCGGGACCAGAGCCACACGACCGCAAGCGGTACGACCAGCCCGATCACGGCCACCTTCAACGCCGCTGATGCTGCGGCGGGCGAGCTGGTCGCGATGGCCGCGGCCGATTTCCGCTCGGCCGCCCGGGCACCGAACGACACCTGGACGAGCAACCACGGCACGCCGACGCTGCAGGCCAGCAACAACGGCGTCAGCTCGACCAACCACTACAGCCACGCGACGTTGATCACCAATAGCAACAGCGGTGCCGACACGGCGGTCCTCACGGCTTCGGTCACGACGTCGATCACCGGGCTCTCGATCGCGGCGGCGTCGTTCAAGCTCGCGCCCCCGCCCCCGGCAAGCCAGCCCTACGTCCGGCCCTACCCCCCGCTCCTGGCCCAGTAAGGAGTCGCCGATGGCCTCGCTCTACAACGTCGTCATGGCGAACGCGACGGTCATCGCCTCGGGCGAACTCGTCACCGTCCGGGCGGCCACGGCGTTCTCGTCGCGGGCCTCGGTCCTGCGCATCTTCCGGATCGCCCTGTCCCAGTCGGGCACCGCCACTAGCCAGCAACTGGCCGTCCGCTGGGGTCTCAAGGCGTCGGCGTTCGGGACGTTCACAGCGGCGACACCGTCGCCGCTGGCCCTCGGCGTCGTCGCCTCGGCGCTCACCGGATCGACCAGCAACGCGGCGTCGTCGGCAGGCGTCAACGCCTCGGCCAACGGCGCGGGCACGCTGACCGTCCTCGACCAGCAGGGGTTCAACAACCTCAACGGGATGCTCTTCGTCCCGGTCCCCGAGGAGCGTTACATCGTCGGCCCCGACCTCACGTTCGTCGTCCAGCTCCAGGGCACGCCGACCACGCTGACCGGGTGGAACTGCACCGTCACACTGGAAGAGGTCACGTAAGTGGCTAGGGGGCTGTTCCGACATCCCCCGCAGCCCCAGCAGCGCCTCACCACCGCCCAGCCCCCGGCTGTCGCAGCCGGTGCGACCGGCACCGGCGACGGCGTCCAGGCGGTCCAGGTCGCCGCTGGGACCGCTGTCGAGACCCTCACCGGCATCGGCGCCGGCCTCCAAGCCGTCCAGACGTCGACGGGCGCGGGCGTCGAGGCGATCAGCGGCACCGGCACCGCGACCCAGGCCGTCCAGACCGCCAGCGGGTCGGCGATCGAGCGGTACACCGGCACCGGCGCCGGATCGCAGACGACGCAGACGACGCTCGGGTCCGCCTTCGAGACGATCAGCGGGACAGGCGCAGCCTTGCAGGCCACCGCCACCGCCACCGGCAGCGGCCTTCTCGCCATCAGCGGCAGCGGGTCCGCGACCCAGCCGCGCCAGACCGCCAGCGGCGCAGGGTCCGAGACGATCACGGCCAGCGGCGCCGGCCACCAGGCAACGCAGACATCGACCGGCACGGGCTCGGCCCTCCTTGCCGTGGCCGGATCCGGTTCGGCGATACAGGCCCGTCAGACGGCGAGTGGCACCGGCAGCCATGTCGCCCCGATGGCGGGCTCTGGGGCCGGTCTACAGGCCCGTCAGACGGCCACCGGCGCGGGCCTCGTGGAAGCGGCGTCCGTCGAGATCACCGGCAGCGGGTCAGGGACGCAGCCTCGCCAGACGGCCCACGGCTCGGGGCTCGTCGCCGAGATCATCGAGGAGCTGCCGATCGGTGGCCGGCCGGTCCTGCCGTTCCGCTGGCAGCAGCTCGTCCGGGGCAAGGGCGCAGGGGTTCAGGCCCGCCAGACCGCTCACGGCACGGGCCTCGTCCTCGTCGCCGGCGGTGGTGGCGACCAGCCACGTCAGACGGCCAGCGGGACCGGCCGCGTCGACGACGACGACCTCGTGATCGCTCTCGCAGCGTAGGCTATCCGCGGAGGCCGCGACCGCGGCTCGCCTCCGGGTCGGGCTCTACTTCCCGGTGCAGAGCCCCGCGGCCTCCATTGACCGTCACTAGCCGAGTCGTATAGCATCCGGCCCAGTCGGAATAGGTCGGGTCGTGGCCCTCGTGCCCAATCCCCGAGCGTGACCTCCCAAGCTCCCACGGCGTGTCCGTAAAAGGTGGGACCTGGTCGAGGTCAC